CAGCCGTATTTATTTAAAGCCTGCAAAGGTGTTATCGACTTGCCAGACATTAAATCTTTTTGGATTTGATAAATTGCACTCATAACGCCTCCATTGCAGCTTTTAGCTTGACTACTTTTTTGTTTAGCTCCTCAATAAACCGTGTTATTTCCAGTTCCATCTCTGCAATAAAAGCATCGTCGCGGTCTACACGCACAACCAACAACTGAGCTTTTTCGGGCATTCGAGGGTCATAGATAACGTAGTCGCACCACTTTCGGCTAGTACACGCCATCTGCATTTGCATTTGGGTGTTGTACTTGCTAGTTACCGGATTCTTGTCGTCCGACCACTTCAACCAAGCCTCTAGTGCGGTGTTGGTGTTTGGGCATTTAATCTCAACCAGGCCACTGTCACCCACTAGGCCATCAGGTGAAGCTCCACAGCCTGCAATTGTCGGATGGAGTATGAACCCTACTTCGTCAACCAAAACGTTTGCCTTGGCCTCGTATGCTGCGCGTGCAAAAGGTTCTTGCTCATTACCCCATGCCATCGATGCGTTGCTGTAAGACTCCTCGCGCTGGCCTGTGACCAACTCACACACTAATTGCGCCATGTAGTTGTCACGGCTGGCTGAGTAACCCGACTTGGTTTTAGCCATGAGGTCAGCTACACGGCTGGCGGTAACTTGGCCTATGCGGTTTGCAAACCATTCTTTTGTGCCTTGTTCGCTCATGCTGACAACTCCTCTTTGCGTTGGTTCTTTGACGCAATAACGTGAGCCTTGGCCGCATCGTCTGAGCCACAAAACTTAATTGCCTCTGTGTAAACGCTCTTTAGGTCGTCTAGCGTCTGAGCGTGTGCAACGCTATTAAGCGCCAGGTTTAAGTCTTGCTCGCTGATTTGCTTTACCGCTGGCTTGGATGGCTTAGCCTTGGTTGCCGCATTACCATCGTCATCCTCTGCTGCTATACCGCAGGCCGCCATAACTGAGTAGCGTCGAGCATATGTAAGTGCCGAGCCGTATCCCTGGGGGTCTTGTTTGCTGGCAGGCACGTGGAGCTTGCCGCCTCGCAGTGTCTCGCCTGATTCATGCAAGAACACGGTTTCAACTGTCACGCCGGTGCTGTCTTCGCTGGTCTCCTGGTACAGCGCAATGCCATTAGCCAGCAAAGCCTCATTGACTGCTTCGAGGCAGCCTGCTAAGTCAGCGTAGCGGCTCTTGAAATGTGGGTTGGTTGATGTCTTCAGGGCTGGTGCAAATTCACGTTTGGCGGCTACAAAAGCCTGTGCTATTTTGTTCATTTCAACCTCAATACTTCAATTCCAAGGGGTGCGCGAGATGATATATAAGAGCCATTTCCCCAACGGTTGCTCAAATAACCAGTCGTTGCGTTAGAGAGTGTTTTTGCATCAAATTCGGCATACGGTATGCAAACAACATCGCCAACTTTTACATTTTGTGCGTTTTGGGCAATATGCGAAGTCATTGCGCCTCTCGGGTACTTAGAACCAAACTTAAGATTCAACTTATTGACCGGTTCACCCCACTCTTTATCCCCGTGTTTCACATGAAACAAAGCACCACTTGCGGCAAGCAGCGTGATGGCTTTCTCAATAGCAATTTGCTGTATCGACATTATTTTCTCCTAATATGCAATTTTGATTTCGTCAAAGTCTTCAGCGCCAAGTGTTAACTCTTGGCCGTTGATTAAGATGGTGGTCTGGTTGCCAGACTCCATCTTTTCTTCAAGGTCTAACATCGCGTCAATGTACTCGTCACTGAGCTTGCTGACCAAAGCAGCTATCTTCTCTGCGCCTTGGTGATTTACTGAATAAAGTTGTCTCATTTCTAACTCCTGTTTGTGTTGCTGACGAGGTCATCTTAACCCAGAAAAAACACGTTTTATCTAGGTGTTTACCCCTATTTACGAAAATAATTTCCTGTACTCACAATTGAGTATGAATACATTAGAAAACTACATTGAAGACCTTAAGGCACTTCTAAGCCGCAAGCCCACTACAGACGAAGCGGCCATCCATTGGCTGCACGCTGTCATTGCTGACGCGACAACTGCGCGATACAAGCTAATTTCAGAGCTTTATCCAGTTGGTTGCAGTGACTAATAAGAAACGCAAAAAAGCGTTATAATGAATGCACACGGCTAGGCTACAGGGTTGCTCCTGTTGCCGAAAAGCGTATCTGGTACACGCCTGCCGACTGTGTTTTTTTAAGTACCAAAGACCGAACCAGAGGTAACACACATGGCTACACTAGCCCTAAACAAAGCCAAAATTATTGGCGAAACCCCACTACAAGACATTTCGAATAAATTTGTTGTCATGCGTCAAGCTAGGCAAAAACGTTCATTTCGTTTTGCCTACTATCACGACACTAAAGAAAAAGCCTTGCAAGAGGCGGGGAGGCTTGCTAAAAACAATAAAGGCGAACGTTTTTTAGTCTTGAGCATTTTGGCTTATGCGGAGGGCGGTTTAATATGAAGCATTACCCGCATCACATAGGTGATTTTAACGGCGCTACTCGCCACCTGACCCGTATTGAGCGAAGCGTATACAGAGACTTGTTAGACCTGTATTACGACACCGAACAGCCTCTAAACACAGATGTTGCACTTTTATGCAGGCGTATATTAGCAAATTCCAACGAAGAATCAACAGCCGTTAAACAGGTGTTAAAAGAGTTTTTCACATCTGCAAAATTAGGCTGGTATCACGACAGGTGCGAGGCTGTTATTTACAGCTATCATCAAAACACAAGTCAGAAAGCACTAGCTGGAAAAGCCTCAGCAGAGGCAAAACGCCTTAGAAAACAACAAGCTATGGCAGGAACAAACGGTCAACAGCCGTTGAAATCCGTTGCAACGAAACCCCAACGAAATTCAACTAACCATAAACCTAAACCAGAACCAAAACCATTAACCAAAGATAAGAGCGCAACTATCGTTGCTTTTGTTTTGCCAGAATGGATTGACAAAAACCTATGGGACGGATGGCACTCAACACCAAAGCGCAAAAATGCTACAGATGAACAAAAAACGTTGGCTGTAAAGAAAATTACTAAGTGGCGAGACGAAGGCCTTGATTGGCGAGATGCTTTAGAAAAATCGGCAATTGGTGGTTATCAGGGTTTGTTTGCACCAAGCGCAATCAACGGCGACAAAGGCCAGGCACTTACCTTTGCCGAGCGTGACCAGCTTGCAAAGCAAAAGCGTTGGGAGGAAATGACCGGCAGGCAGTGGCCAACAGAATCACAATCTTTTATTGACGTTGACACTAGCGTATTGGAGTTGAAATGAGTATATCAATCAAAGCAATTGACAGGCTTTTTGAACGCCTGGCCGCAACTTATGGTTCGGCATGGTCACGCCAGTGGTCTGACGTTCCACTTTCTGATGTAAAGACAGCATGGGCACACGAGTTAAGCGGTTACGGTGGGCGACTAGAGGTGTTGGCATGGGCTTTGGAAAACCTGCCAGAGCGAGCGCCCAACATCATTGAGTTTAGAAACCTGTGCCGACGTTCACCTGCACCTGAAGCACCAAGGTTGCCAGAGCCAAAAGCAGACCCAGAGCGTTTGGCTCGTGAGCTGTCAAAGTTGCAAGACCTCAAGCAATTGGTTACTAAAGCCTTGCCGGTTGACCACAAGGCTTGGGCAAAGCGAATATTGCAAGGCTATGCAGATGGGAAAAAGACAAACCCAACAAGCATACGCTTTGCTAAAGAGGCTTTGCAATGAACTGCCACCAAGCAAGAAAAATACTTGATTTGGTGCGTGAAGGTAGGGATTACCCTGTATTCATAATCAACCAGGCGTTGTACATTATTAGTGAGCTTACAGAGGAAGAATATGAAAAAACAAAGCAAATACAAGCCTAAACCCGTCTTAGTCAACCCGTTGGCTTTTGTGATTGAAAGCATCACACCAGTTGCAAAGCATGAAGGCTCGCTGCTGACCCTGAAGTTGAAGAATCACAACGCCCTGGCAATGCTTGTGAAAGGCGAGGCAAGACGAAAAGAGCTGGATGTACTGATAAGCGCTTTAAACACGTGCGAGGCGCTCGTTCTCATGGGGTTTGGTACTGAGTATGCTTTTGTTGCAAAAAACGGCTTAGACGCGCTTCTAGAGGTCTGCAAACGCGGTATGAGGACAGACCATTACATTTTAAAAGCTGTTGAGATGCAAACGCTGGATGAAGCAATGCAATTACATGACGAGCAATTAGAAATCGTGACGGTGGG